TCGCTATGTCATCAGTGAGATGCCACGGCACACCTTCTTTTGTGGTATCTTCTACCACTGTAGGAAGGGCTAGGCTTTCGGTAAGTCTTGTTGTTGATTCAGATACAAGGGTATCTTCTGAAGAGGGGATGGTGTTACCCTCAGGAGAAGGAAGGAATGAATCTGTCATCAGTTAGATTCAGCCCTTGACTTGTAATACCAATTAGCTACACCTTGCGTCGAAAACGTGACAATAGGAGTATCATCTAGAACCCTAGGAAAATGGTCTTGAGTAACCACCATATATTCATTACTCGTTCCTAGGTTACCTGTATTCACAGGTACTAAGGTTATATCGGATGACTTCATGTCTTGATCTTTAGCTATTGCATCCAGCACTTCATCTAGATTATCTGCAGCAGCATCTGCGTACGCTGGATTCCTGAAAGGTGATGCGTGACCGACGCGGACAAGCCTATCTCCAACTCCTACATAATTATGTCTAAGGTGCTTTTTGATATGATCGATTATAGCAGATTCTGGAATGCCGTCGTGGTTTAAGACCCTCGCCAACATTTCAATCTCTGCTGACATTGCGAACTTCGCAGCTTTGGTCATATCTGTATCACCTATAGCTTTCACACCTTTATATGACGAAAGATCAACCTTTCTAACGTCCTTGAAATCTAACTCACCAAATATTTTCTTCACCTGCTTGTCATTAAGACGCTTACCTGTCCTGAAGCTTCCGTCTGCCGTTTGCGTAAGCTGTTGCATGGTTTGTATTGTACGAAGAAATCCTTTAGCTTCTCCTCCCTGTGCATATACTTCTGGCTTATCACCAAATGTGGTGGACCGCAGAACACTGTAGTTATCCATAAAGGTTCTGTTGTAAGACCTTGGTTTAAAGTAAAGGTCTTTAGCTCGCCCGCTTAGTGCTGAATACCATTGGTAAAGGTTTTCAACATCAGCAACTAAAGAGTTCTGTATGTCACTATCTTTGCTCGACATCCTGTCCTTCAGGTTAGCTGAGAGGTTACGAATTGTATCAGTAAGATAATTGAGTTGTGCTGGATGTCTTTCTGCAGCGTCAGCTAAAGCAGATTTAAATTTAACAGGATTATTTTTATGTTTTGCTAAAAGATTGTTGGTGATTAAATCACCTGCATGGTCAATAAATTTTCTATGTCTCTCTGGAACAGGGATATTATTCCTAATGAGATATGCTACATGCGATATAGCTCGTTTCTCTTGGTAAGCAGATTCAAATGTTGCTACGTCTTTCATAACAGCTTCTGCACGCGCCTTTACCTGACTTCCTTTACTACCGTCAGGTTTATAGGTTGCACTGCTGTCGAGGAGGGGGGAAGGTATACCTTGTTCAGGAGACTCCGTAATAATCTTCCTAATAGCCTTAACATACGCAAGGCTATCCTGTTCGTTATACACTCCTGATTGGACCTGAGACATTAGTCCTTCTAGGATGTTGAGCCTCATAGTCTTAATGCTAGATGAGCCAAGCCCTACGTTATTTTGGTATGTTCTAAGGAACTCATTGATAGATAAACTAACATTATTAAATACGTGATCTACAACTTTCTGTGAAGTTCGACCCTTAACTTCTGTCCCTATTACGCTATCATCCGCTGGGTCTAATTCTTGGATTTCAATTTGAGTCTTCTCAAAGTTTAATATATCGACTATAAATGCTACGCCGTTTGCTACACCTGTGTTTACTTTTTCTGTAGTGAGCCTAAGGTTGTAAGCTTTATTAAACTCTTCTCTGACACCATGCCTCCACTTCTGGATACTCTCAAAAGCACCAGCCTGCATCTTGTAATTCTTATTACCATACTTGCTCTGAAATTCAGTTACTACTGTGGCAAGGTCAGCGTCTATGTTAATGTCATCAACATCTTCAAAGGGAGAGTTTTTAACATTGTTTAGAATTTGGTCTGTTAACTTCTTTCCCTCAGTTGCTGCAAAGCTATTCCACGCCCTTCCACCAAATGCATAATTAAAACTATCATACTGCATCTGAGTTTTTAGCTCTGGATACTTTTCTGACTGAAAGTCAGACATAATCTGTTCGTAGGTTTGTCCTTCAGAAAGCTTCTTATTAATAAGATTCTCTGCTTTTAGATCAGCTTCAGTCCTCCAAGCCTGTGCGTTGGACTTTTGGTAATCAGCTAGTTTCTTATTAATGCTTCCAAGAGCATCTGCTAGATCACCGGCGGCAGACTGAGGAGCCTTAGGAATATTGGGTACTTGGAAACCTACGATCTGCGCCCTTACAGGGTTGACTGTTGTAGCACCAGATATCTGTGGTCGCTCTAAAGCTTTGTTATAAGCCATTTACCAAGCCACCCCAGCCGGTGTGAAGCCACCACTAGTGTCTTTCCAGAATTTCCTGTTCTTATTACCCATATAGTCTGCACCTGCACCGGCTATCTTAGCTACGGGAGCGAGAACAGACTGACTTAATATAGGTTCAAAAGTAGAGTTCTTTTGTAGGTATCCATTATAGGCAGCGTCTGCTTGTCTGTTTAGCGTCCTATAGGCGTTACCTAAGTCACCCCTACGTCGCGCCCTAGACGTAGTAATTTGACGACCTATATCACCGAAAAGAGCGTCAGGACTATTTCCAGTCATTCCAAACTGTCCAAGACCCACCTCTCCAAAGTGTACCTTAGACTTACCCACTGCCCTCGCTCCCTCTACAGATTCATCAAAGCCTAATTGTGCGGCTTGTTGCCTCGTCTCTTCTTTTTTATCATTTATAGAGGCTAAGTTTAGCTGGTAGTTCTCATACGCTATCTGATCCATGCGACGTTGGCGTTGTTGTTCTGCTGCCGCTTGATTTTGGCTTTCTACATAGCTGGCAGCAGCACTAATCATTGATATTGCCATTGTCGCTTCAGCTATTCCGCACATTAAGCGCACTCCTTAATAAACAGGTAAAAGTCTTCACCGTTAAAACCGTATCTGTATGAGTTTATGATATTGAAACCACACAACTGCAACCACTTCTGTGATTGCCAATGTGGCGCGTGTACAAAATTATAAAGGGCGTCATAGTCTTTGGATAAATGTCTGATCCAACCAATACTATGTCTGACAAATTTCTTAGATACCTCTGTTATCTCTTCTGTACCTATTAGCCAAGGTATCCCGTAGTTAGTTACGTGGGGACAGTCGTTTACTCCCCATAACGATATAATCTTTTTATTGTAGACTAGAGCATACGATTCTTTGGACTGATCTACGCAAGATTGCAGATGCTCTTGAGTAGTCTTGTGTGGACCCATCATAGCTGCAATCTCTATAACATCACTTACCCTTATTTCTGGTGTGATATTATCTACATCGCCCTGTTCATAGGGTCTTACATAGAGATCAATGTCGTCTGCAGATAACCGAGGCATACTACATACGTTTGCTGTGTACAGAATAGTTTGCTTCCCACTCAGCCTGAATAAACTGTGCTGGTAGGTAGGACGTTGACTTAATATCTACGGTAACTTCAGTATTCCTTGCGATAACTGGGAAACTAAATGTTCCGCTTTCTAGCGATACCCTGTCAGGCTTCGCAGTGGGTAGGTTTACTCTCATCGAAGTAAATTCGTATGTCTTAAGATCGCGGCCTGTAGGTTGAACCTGTACATTAAAGAACCCAGTGTCCCTATAGGTCACCCTCCAACGCCTCATCTGTAGTCTACCTGTGGCTACAGCCATCTTCTCGCCTACAGACGTATACATACCAGTTCCCTCTCTCATAAACTGCGTGGAGAACCTGTAGTTCATCTCATATTCAAGACCCAGTAGGCATGTTGAGCCGCTATGGTCACCAGTAGCTGCTACAGTGGTCGTAGAAGGTCTTGTAGAGGTGATCGATGTGCCTTTATTGTCAGTAGTGCCTGACCTGACGACAACAACAGGGGTGCCTGTAGGAACCTGATAAGGCAGTGTCCAAGTTGTCGTATCAGTTCCAGAGGAATAGGAGCCTGTAAGAGATACCTTGCGGTCTAACCTTGAACAGAAGTCTAGGTTAGTGTCATCTGGCACTAGGTAATCCATAACCTCAAGAAACACACCGTCACTTCTGGATACTACGAAGAACGTGTTGTTCTCTATGGTTTCTATCCAGAGAATAGTGTCCTCTGTGCTGAACTGAAAGAAGGACCAAGCACTTTGGTTCTTCTCTTGTCCTGCCCAGTTGTATTTGTAGCAATATATTCTGGAGGGTTCGTTATAGGATAGGAAGTAAAGTACGTCTTCAGATGTAGACGCTGTTCCTTTGTGTACATTCTTAGGAAGAAACTGTGGAACGTGAGCGGTAACGTCTGCAGCATCGTGAGTGTCTATGTCTGTAGCTACATACAGTTCTCTTAGCCTAGAGAAGTCCCCGCTGATCTGGGAGAAGTACACATTTACGCCTGCTCCCACAGGAGGCATTGTAATGTCCATCTCAAAGTTGGATGCAGGGTTTATAGATATCGAATTAGCTGTTAATGCACCGCTGCTTTCCACAAAGAACTGGGACTGCTCAGAGAACAGTAATAACTGTTCATTAAACGGTATCGCATATTCAACTTTAGATACCTTGGTATGTGTTACATCTACATCGATAGGGTCTGAGTCTACAGTAGTAGTGACAGTGGTCCTAAAGAAATTCTCATATTCGCCTGACTCAGAGAATACGACCTTCTCATCTGCAGTTACGCCAAACCTATTCTTGTAGAAGAAAAGGGATGTGATCTTCTTTCCAATAAAGCCGGGTTCTTCGTTGGAATCGTCATCACCTACTTCCCGGTTAGTCCATGTGATAGTGTTGAAGGTAAAGTTAGTACCGCTCTGTGTAATCTCATGTGGCAGCGTAGTCTTATCGATCTCTATGAGATTGTTAGGCGCTACAGTCTCTTCATAAACAGTACCAGCTTTCTTCTTTACCCAGAACGCTGAAAACTTGTCGTCATTGTCACCCAATATCTTGAATATCGCACCCTCTGTTTCATTAGATTCTAGATCAGAAAACTTTTGTTCTTCTGTAAAAGATTGGTTTGGTGACCTAGTGGTTGCCATTGCAGTAGTAGTGTTCCTATTCAAAACATAGGTTCGATTAAGAACTGTTAGGAATACAAGGTCTTCTCTGGGGTTAGAACAAACAAGATATTGAAGGGTTACAGAATTAGTTACAGTAGATTCGACACCTGTTACAGCGTTGAACACCTTAAGGGTAGTTCCAGACAGTGTGTTATTACTCTGTACTATTACAATGTACCGTGAACCAATACCCCTATCTACCAAATGACAAGCAGCGTTTGTTGAAGGGCTTGTTAGAAGTTTGGCTATGTGTTCTGTGGGAGGTCTTTTGTTAAGTCCATCTACCAGAGAACTCTGAGCGTTTACTTGTGCAGCACCTTGGTAGACCCTTCTGACTTCGTCAGGTTGTTGGCTAATGCCTTGAACCATGTATGGGATAGAGTCAGATACTAGAGCCATTAAAGGTTATACCGTCTTGTACCGTTTCTACTGAGAACTTTGAATACACCCCAGTTCCTGTTAAGGATGTTAGCGTCTTCTGATCTAGAGTCTGATTGCTCCATTTGAATAAGAGCTTCATTCTCATCTGTATTAGTAAATCCATTAAGGGTATCTGAACCAAAGACCCTGTTCTGGAAACGCCTTGCAGCCTTTACTGTAATGTAGCGTCTTGCTGGTTGGGGGAGATCGTCCCAAGGAAGGATGAGGATCATGTCTACATAGAGACTGTCCGTGAACGTGAAAGTCTGTTCTTCACGGTCATACAGACGTTCCCCTCTGAGGACTACATCCTTATCAGGTGTACTACCTCTGTTGGAAACGTCACAGAATACTGCGTTATTAGGGACGTTAATTATTCCGTCAGTATCTGGAGAAATTTTGTAATTGTACTCACTGTTGAAGTTGTAGCCAGTGGTCTGAACATCGACAATGGTTTCATTCAAGATGTTCTGTGCTACAGCGACATCCTCTAGCTGTGAGTTTTCTAGAGAACTTACTGGAGCTTCACCAATGGCACTTAGCATAATGTTGACAGCTTCAAGCTGTGTAGTTTTGGTAAGCTGTACCATTCTCGCTCCTTAACTAAATGAAGGGACCAGAGGCGTAACCCCTGATCCCTTCTAGATAGAACTACACCCTAGGGTGCAGCAGTCCTGATCTGCACTGCGGCTTCAGGGCGAAGAACGCCATGCCCGCAAGCATACTTTGCAACCATCA